GGTTTTCCATGTCTTTCTCCTATGGAAAATGATACACGATCTTGCTTTGTCTTTCACCGGAAGGATCGTGTTTAACTTCGGGCTTGCGGTCTTTATCCGCTTGACAATTATTAGACTAACATCTTTACCGGATTTGTCCAGAAAAAAACGACATGGGCGAAAGGCCAGACCGGGGGCAAAAAAAAGCGGCCAACATTTTTTTATAGAGTAAACCCACCCACCCAAAATGACCAGCATTTCAAAATGGCCCCCTTGTTTTAAAAGTAGGATACCTATATCGCACTCAAGCGTACATACTGTACCTATCTGCTTCCCCACTGTGGGACCCGTAAGCAACCTGTTGCATATTTGCCACAGTTGTGTAAATTTCAAAAATATGATATTCTAATCTTGTATTTGATTTGAAGCAGCTTAGATTAATATAGATTAATATTGAATCTGGTTTTATTTTTCTTATTATTTTTATAAACATATTCAACCTGAATCTATCTGAATCTAATATGTACATATGACTCAATCTCCTCCACATGTTCTGTACGGAAGACTATCTGATAAAGAATTAAAAGATAAGATTTGTCTTCTAGCGTCCCAACGCGCAACCAACTATGCAGGACGTGATCTAGCTGAAATGAGAAAAGAATATAAGAGAAGACAGAATGTACGTCTTGCTCAAAAAGAAGTTCGTACTTATAATAAGAAAATGAAAGATAATTCTTTGTCTTTAGAGGAAAAAGAAATGCTCGAAAGGCCCGAAAAGGGACGCAAGTTTAAAAAGGGTGAGTTCATGGCGGGAATGTCACCGAAGCAGGAAAAGTTCTGTATGGAGTATCTTGCTACGGGTGACACGCTTACGGCTTACAAAGCAGCAGGTTATGCTCTTGCAGACACTGATGGAGAAAACAGACAGAGAGCTTCTCGTGTGTTTGCACAGGAAAAGATTAAACAGCGTATCAATGATTTAAGAGATGAAGCTATTGATCGTATGGCGTGGTCGGCTGATCATGTTCTACATCGCTTAGATGAAGTGTATCAACATGCGCTGAACAATGGTGACTATACGAATGCGAATAGAAGTATAGAAGCAGTTGCAAAGCATCTTGGTATGTTTGTGGATCGTACTGAAAGTAAAATTAAAATGTCCTCCTTTTCGAATGACACAGACAAAGATGCAGTTGAAAAGGATATAGCAAAATTAGCAGAGATAGCTGGATTAAAAGTTATATCAGGTGGAAAAGAAGAGTAGGCTCATCTGATATGAATGTAGAAGAGTTTAAAGAATTTATAAAGGTAAATCCTCTTGATGAGGAGAATCCTTATAATACAAGTTCTTTTTCAGGAAGGTTAGAGTACTCTCCGGGTGAACATTCTGTAGGAACATTCGGACACAAACAGGCTATGGATCGTATTCAATATATGATTGAGATTTGGCATAGTCAGATTTGCAGTCATCCTTCGTTTAGAAATCCTGATCCTGATATGAATGAAATAAGAGACAAAGCTGCTCACATAGCAATAGGTTTGTTTGACTTGTTTAACACTCTATACGAAAAAGAATTGCTTCAACGCTCTAATCACAAAGTACAGTAATGTCCTCTGCACAAGCATCTGCTGATCAGATTCAAGCAAGAGATGCAATGTTTGAGCTTGTCATAGGCAATGCTCGCAATGACTTTCTTACTTTTGTTCGCCTTGTTGCACCGCAGCTAATTGCTGACTTTAAGATGGGTCGGCACATTGAAGTAATATGTAAGAAGCTTCAACAGGTAGAAGAAGGGTCAGTTAAAAGACTGATGGTGTTTCTACCGCCGCGTTCCAGTAAGTCTGTTATTTGTTCTAAGCTTTTTCCTGCATGGTACATAGGCAGACATTCTAATCATGAAATTCTCTCAGTCTCTCATTCTGATCAGCTTGCTAGTGATTTTGGCCGTTCTGTTCGAGATGTCGTTAACTCTGAAATATTTAAACTAATCTTTCCAGAGGTTACGCTGCGTTCTGATGTACGTGCTGCAGGTAAGTGGCAGACAAATCAGAATGGTGTGTATGTAGCAGCGGGTGTAAGAACACAGATTGCTGGCCGTGGCGCACACGTTGCACTGCTTGATGACGTTATGTCAGAAGAAGATGCATTCAGTGAAGCAGGTCGTAGGTATATTAAGGAGTGGTATCCTGCAGGTCTACGTACTCGCTTGATGCCCAATGGTGCAGTTGTTATCATCAATACTCGTTATCACGAAGATGATATATGTGGTTGGCTTCTGGCTGCAGAAGAAAAAGCAGATAAAGACGCTAATCTTGATCCGTGGGAAGTTATCAAGATACCAGCATGGCTGGACGAAACTGCAGCACAGATTTTGAATCTTCCAGTAGGTTCATCTTACTTTCCAGAGTGGAAGCCTGATAACGTATTAAAAGCAGATGAAGTAGAAATAAAAAGACATAATGGTTCTCGTTATTGGGAATCATTGTACATGCAGAATCCGGTTCCGGCTGAAGGCGGAATCATGAAGCGTGAATGGTTTCGCAGTTGGAATGAAGAGTCACCTCCTCCCTGTGACTTTATTGTTCAGACTTTTGATACAGCCTTTTCTACAAAGACAACGGCTGACTATTCTGTGATGCAGACATGGGGAATATTTGAAACACTGGAGACAGACAGTCGTGGTGTGGAGATGTGGATTCCACATATTATTCTTCTTGGTAATGTACGAGATAGATTTGAGTATCCAGAGCTACGTGCTCGTGCTCAAGATGAATATGATAAACATCAGCCAGATGTTATTATGATAGAAAAGAAAGCTAGTGGTCAATCTCTGATACAGGACTTACGCAGAGCAGGTCTTCCTGTTTTGGAATATACACCAGATCGTGATAAAGTAAGTAGAGCAAATGCGATAACTCCTTTTCTTGAGGCAGGTCGCGTTTGGCTACCGCTTATGAAAAGCTGGTCTATGACTTTGTTGGAAGAAGCTTCAAGTTTTCCACACAGCCGCCACGATGATCAGGTTGATGCGATGGTAATGGCTGTGCTATATATGAGGGATAGTTGGAAAGTAGAACATCCAAATGATCCTGACTTCGAAGAAGATGAAGATATGTACCGATCTCCAAAAAGAGGATATTGGAGTTTTGCGAGTTCTAACTAATTAAATAAAGGAAATATATTATGGCTGACATGCGAGAAATGTTTAGCTCCAGTAATGCTATGACCGCTGAAGAAGAACGTCGGTTTATGGAGCGTCAGGCTAAAGAAGGCAATGAAATGCTTCAGCTTGAGCGTAATCTTAAAAAGCTCAACAAGGGCAAAGGTAAAAAGAAAAAAGAAGATTCCGATGATATCGGCATGGCTTACGGTGGCGCTGCTAAACGTATGAAGATGCAGTACGCCGGTGGCGGTTCTGTTATGAATTACAAAGATGGCGGTGCAATGTGTGGCCGTCCCACAGGACAGGGCTACGGTAAAGCTCGTAAAGGATAAAAACTAATGGCTGTAGAACGCAATCCATTTGAAGTTCTTCCCGGTGGCCTAGATGATAGTATTAGCGATGATGGCGCTGATCTTGAAATAGACATTGAAATAGAAGACGGTGAGCTAGAAGGCATAGAGCTAAGTGAGGATATGGCCGCACTTGCTCTTGTTGAAGAAGATCACTATGCCAACCTTGCAGAATATCTTGATGATGATGATTTGCAAGAAATTGGTAGTATGGTTTGCGAACAGTTTGAAGCAGATCGTGATTCGCGTGGAGAGTGGGAAAGCACTTTTGAACGTGGATTCGATCTGCTTGGCTTGAAGCTGCAGGAAACTACTGAACCTTTCGAAGGTGCTTGCACTGCAGTTTCTCCGCTGATTATTGAGTCAGCTATCAAGTTTCAAAGTAAAGCATCTATTGAACTGTTTCCTCCGGGTGGCCCGGTACGCACACAGATAGTTGGCTCTGCTGATCCTGAAAAGGAAGCACAGGCAACTCGTGTACAACAGTTCATGAACTACCAGCTTACGGATCAGATCAGCGAGTACTTCGATGAATTTGAACGTATGTTGTTTCACCTACCGCTTGTAGGTTCTGCATTTAAAAAGATTTACTACGATCCAAGCATAGAACGTCCGTGTTCTGAGTTTGTTCCCGTAGACCAGTTTTACGTGTCTTATCATGCTCCCGATTTGAAAAGGGCAGATCGTTACACACATGTAATTTATAGATCACCCAACGAACTGCGAAAAGAAATTTCGGTGGGCATGTATCGAGACATTGATCTTCCTCAAGCTTCTGCACCTGACCCGTCTATGCTTGGTCAGAAGATCGACTCACTGATGGGTCTTGCACCTTCTCAAGATTATGATCAGCAATATGTTGTTCTTGAACAGCATTGCTATCTTGATCTTCCAGAACCGTTTAATGATCCTGATGGTGTAGCGTATCCTTACATCGTCACTGTAGAAGAGAGTAGCGGACAAGTTCTAGCTATACGACGTAATTTTAATAAAGATGATGTAAGGCGCGAGCGCGAAACTTATTTCGCTCATTACAAGTTTGTTCCGGGTTTTGGATTCTATGGCCTTGGCCTTATTCATCTACTGGGCAATCTTACTATGTCTGCAACGGCTGCGCTTCGTAGTCTTGTAGATGCGGGTCAGTTCTCTAATCTTCCGGGTGGATTCAAGGCTCGTGGCGTTCGTGTTGTGGGTGGCAACGATCCTATCTCTCCCGGTGAGTTTCGTGAAGTTGAAGCTACAGGCATGGACCTGCAAAAGTCTATTGTGCCTTTGCCTTACAAAGAACCGTCTCAGGTTCTGTTTCAGATGCTGGGCTTTCTTACGTCTTCAGGCCAGAAGTTTGCAGACACGACTGATCAGATTGTTGCTGATGCAACGAACTACGGTCCAGTAGGAACTACTATGGCGCTGCTAGAGGCAGGTGCCAAGTTCTTTAGTGCTGTACATAAAAGGCTACACCACAGCCAGCGTGAAGAGTTTAGTATTCTTTCACGTTTAAACTTTGAGTTTTTGCCTGATGTATACCCATATCAAATTCCTAACATTGATTCCAGTATTTTTAAGTCTGATTTTGATGGCAGGGTTGATGTTATTCCTGTTTCTGATCCTAACATTCCCTCCGCTGCTCATCGCTTGGCTATGGCACAAATGGTGCTACAGTTGGCGAGTCAAGCGCCGCCCGGAATGTACGACTTACGACAGGTTCATTTAGGTATTCTGTCTGCTTCAAATATTCAGAATCCAGAGCGGTACATGCCAGCCCCAATGCAGCCGCAGCCAGCCGATCCTATTACTGACATTCAAGCTGCATCTCAGGGCAAACCTATTAAAGCATTTGCAGAACAGGATCATGCATCTCATATTGCAGTGAAGACTGCTTTTATTCAAGACCCGACACTCGGTCAGAATCCGATGATGCAGACTGTTGTTCCTGTGCTACAGGCTAACATTCGTGAGCATATGGTTCTTCAGTATGCAGAACAAATGGGTGGTCTTGTTAACATGGGTGCAGAACAACTTCAGCAAACTAATACTGAGATTACTCCTGAGATTATGGGTGAGCTTACTACTGCAGCAGCTCAACAGGTTCTACAAGCTAATCAGGGCGGTGCTAACAGTGTTCAGAGTCTTGAACAGCAAAGCATGGAACTTGAGCGTATGTCCTTGGATATTAAACGCGAAGGTATGCAGATTGAAGCTACAAAAGACGCAGCAGAACTTTCTCTTAAAAATCGTGAGCTTGCTATTAAGCAGCAGGAAGTTCAGTTACGTGCTGCTTCTAAAATCAGTGATAAAGAAGATAGAGAAGTTGATCGTCGTATTCGTGCTCTCAAAGATGCTGGCAATATGCAGATAAAGAAAGAATCCAGTATTCGAGATCAAGAAACTAAACTAGCTATTGAAGCTGTTCGTGCCATGCTTAAAGAGCGTGAAATGTTTATGAAAGAGCGTGAAGCAGAAACTCGAAACATGGCTCAAGGTGGCGCAGTAGATGACTACTCGCAGGGTGTTCGTGAAATCGATACTCTTCTAGGAAGGCTGACCGTTGATACTTCTGAAGAAGCAATGGCTACTTATGAAGAAGGTATGCAGGACAGTGCTCCGATTAACATTCCAAAAGCGGATCGTTATCCAGCGGGAGACAGAATTAGAGAGATTGCAGAGCAAACAGGAATACCTATTACTTCTGTTTTACAAGAGGTACGTAATCAACAGGAAGATAAAGCTGTAGGCGAGCAAGCAAAAGAAGTACTATCAGAACTAGGTGCTTCTGAGTTGCTTCCTCTTATGATGCCTGAAGATGCTGAGAGTGCTGAAGAAGATTTGCGTATTGCTATTCGTCCAAGTGAAGAGCTTGAAGATACAAAAATATCTTTAGGAAAAACAGAAATAATTTCAGAAGATGTGGAAAGAAAAATGGATAAAAGTTCTTTAGACCTTATAAAAGAATTTGAGGGTTTTGAAGAAAAAGCTTATGACGATTCCGTTGGTGTTCGTACTGTAGGCTATGGTACTGCCGCTACATCTGGCCGTGCTATTCCAGATGAGATAACTGAAGAAGAAGCTTCTGCTCTTGCTCAAGAAGATTTAGATAATCTTGATAGGCAGCTTGATAATTTGCTTCAGGTAGAAGTTACTCCCGGACAGAAAGAAGCTCTTAAATCGTTAGCTTACAATGTAGGCATAGGTGCTGTTGCTCGTAGTCAGGGTTTGAAAAAACTTAATCAGGGTGACGTTGAAGGAGCGGCTGAAGAGTTCTTTGATGAAGACAAAGGATTTGTAAAAGCCGGTGGCGAAAAACTTGCTGGATTGGTTCGACGCCGTGCGGCAGAACGTGACGTGTTCTTTAGTTAAGTAGAGTGAAATGGCTTTAAAAAAGTATCAGAAATCTAATAAGATTGAATTTAAAAAGATAAAAAAGAAACGAAACACTAATTATAAAAAAGTACCGAAAAGGCTCAAGAAGCAATCTTTTTTTACTGATGGTGTAAAGAAAATATAAAAATGTTTTCAGAGTTTGATGAAGTTAAAAGTATATTTGCTGAAGAACAAGAAAAAATAAAAGAACGACTAGCTTATGGTAATTGCGAAAACTTTGAAGAATATCGTTTTGTAACTGGAATACATGAGGGGTTGACACAAGCAGCTAAATTGTTAGATAATTACATGTCTAATGTTCTAAGTGAAATGAACGAAGACGATGATGATTTTTAAATCTAACGGAGTTACCTGTGACTTTTCAACCTCAAATGGGACGTTCAATTATGAATGACGATTGGATTACTAATTCAGAAATAGAAGACCCTGATGTTCTTCCTGAGATTCCCGGTTATCATATTTTAATTCGTCCTCTTGCTATTCGTAGCGAAACTAAGGGTGGCATCTTGCTACCTGACAAGTTTAAAGAAGACATGAAGTATCTTACTACTGTTGGCAAAGTAGTTAAAGTAGGAGATACTGCTTATATGGATGTTGAAAAGTTTCCCAAGGGACCGTGGTGTTGTGAGGGTGACTTTGTGTGTTATACTAAACACAGTGGACAGAAATTTGTATATAAGGGTATTCGTTATATTCTTATGTATGATGATCAGATTATGATGCGTATCGATGATCCAAGTGACGTTGATCCCATGCATGATCTAACTGTTTAATACTAGCGTTAACGTAGATTTCGCTACTGCGGGAAAGTAAAAATGTCTGAGAACGAAAATGATTGGAATGAACTTGACCTTAGTTCTTATGAGCAGGGTCAAGATCAGAATAAAGTAGATTTTGAACTAGATGCAGATGTGAAGACAGAAGAGCCTGAACCTAAAATAGAGGCCACTGTTGAAACTGAAGTTAAAGAAAAAGAACCTGATTCTGTTATTTCTGAAACGAACGAAGCAGAAGACGGTCTTCCTGAATTAGAAGGCATTGAAACTGATGGAGCGCAGAAGCGTATTCGTCAGCTAGTTAGCCAGCGCAAAGAGCGTGATGAAGCTATCAATGCTATGAAAAAAGAATTAGCTGAACTAAAAGCTTTTCAGCAGAAAGCACAAGAACAGCAGTATTCTAGTCAAGAGCAGTTAGTAACAGCGACTGAACAGCAGCTTCAACAGAAACTTGAAAATGCTCGTTCTACTTTTAAACAAGCTTATAATAACGGTGATCAGGACAATCTTCTTAAAGCACAAGAAGAAATGTCCGATGCTCAGACAGAACTTAAATTACTGAACCAGCGTAAACAGTGGATGGCTGCTCAAGAAGAAGAGCGTCGTCAGTCTGTAGAAACTCAACAGAACGATGCTGGTTATGAAAATTACGATCCTAAAGCAAGAGATTGGGCAGCGCGTAATCCTTGGTTTGGACAAGATCAGACGGCTACGGCAGTAGCTTTAGCTATTGATACTGAACTAAAACAAAATGGTTATGATCCTTCTTCAGATGACTATTATCGTGAAGTGGATCGCCGTCTGAAAAGTGAATTACCTCACAAGTTTTCTACTGAGAACAATACTCAGGTAGAAGAGAATATTGAGGAAGAAGTTTCGTCGTCGGCCAAAACGTCAAGGCCGAAGCAAGTGGTCGCAGGGCAATCGCGCACACCTGCTCCAAAAAAAGTTAAACTCAGTCAAGAAGACGTGCGTTTAGCTAAAAAATGGAATATACCTCTTGAACGATATGCTGCCGAAAAAGCCAAAGCTGATAAAGCGGATGGCGAATACACTGCAGTACTTTAAAGCGCGGAGATAAATTATGGCTCAGGTTGAACTTGAAAACGAAGTGAACGAAGAAAAGAAGACGTTAAAGAAAACAAAGCGTACTAGTCGAGAACGTGTTAACGTTTCTCGTGAAGCTATGGAAATCTTTGAAAACGACGATTGGCTTGCAATTCCGCAAAGCGTAAAAAACGATTTCGAAGATCAGGGCTTTGGGCTGATGTGGATACGCATTATGCTTAGAGGTCAGGATGATCATCAGAACATAGGTCGCAAACAGCGTGAAGGCTGGGAATTTGTGATGGCTGATGAATGTCCTGAAATGGCTAGTGGCTTTCGTGTTATGGAGTCAGGATCGTTAGCTGGATGTATTGTTCGTGGTGACGTAGCTCTTGCCAAACAACCTATAGAATATGGTGAGGCTCGTCGCGTTGCAATTCGAAAGCGTACATCGCAGTTAGAAGAAGCAGTAAATTCTCGTCTGCGTAATGATCGTCCTGATCGTCGTGCTCCCGTTACCGATTCAAGTAAATCCAGAGTTAGCACGGGTCGATCCGCTCGTTTTGATGGTTGATCTAATTTTTTAACTCTAATATGTTAGGAGGAAAGTGCTATGGCTCTTTCTAAAGCTCTAAATGGGGCTGTTCCTGCACGTATGCGCGGTAGCTCACCCAATTCGGGTGGTCAGAATCGATATCGTATTACCAACGGTTTTGGTTCCGACATCTTTACGGGAGATATCGTTAAGGTAAGTGCAGGTACTATTCAGCCCATCGTCACGACCACTGATATTGCACAGGGTGTTTTCATGGGTTGTGAGTATGTTGATCCCGTTTCCAATCGTCCGGTGTACGGTAAGTACTGGCCCGCGTCTACTTCGTCGGCTGATTCTACTCCTTACGCCTTTGTTGTCGATGATCCGTCTGCTATTTATGTTATGCAGGCTGACGCGACTGTCTCGCTTGGTGATGTGGAAAGCGCGAACTTTGCGGTTACGCTGGGTTCGGGTAGTACTTTAACTGGTCGTTCGGGCATGGGTATCAAGGTTGCTACCCGTGACACTACTATCGCTCAGATGGTTCGTGTCGTTGGTTCGTATGACATTCCGAGTAATGAGTTAGGTGATGCAAATCCGAAGGTTTTGGTTCGGATCGTGCAGCACATTGACGCTTATCTCTCGGTTAACTAAGGGAAGTAGGAAAAATGGCTATTAATCGCTCAAATATTTCCAAACAGCTTCTTCCCGGCCTTAATGCTATTTTCGGCATTGAGTATAACTCGATTGAAGATGAGCACGCTCCTCTTTATGAGACGGAAAACTCTGATCGGGCGTTTGAAGAAGAAGTCTTGATGACTGCCTTCGGTGAAGCTCCTGTGAAGGCCGAAGGTGCGGCTGTTGAATATGACACGGCTCAGGAAAGCTGGACTTCGCGGTATACGCATGAGACGATTGCTCTTGCGTTTGCTGTCACTGAAGAAGCTATGGAAGACAACCTGTACGACACGTTTGCTAAAATTCGTGCTCGTGCGCTTGCTCGTGCTATGGCTTCTACCAAGCAGGTTAAAGCGGCGAATGTGTTTAATAACGGATTCGATGCTAACTATGCTGGTGGTGATGGTGTTGCGTTGTTCTCGGATTCGCATCCGACCGTTGGCGGCTCCCTTCAGGACAATAACCTGACGGGTGCTGACCTTTCGGAAGCTTCGCTTGAAACGGCAGTTATCACGATTCAGAAGCTGAAAGACGACCGTGATATTCTTATCGGTGCTATGCCGCGTTCGCTGCATGTTCCGCCGGACCTTCAGTTCACGGCAGAGAAAGTTCTCTACTCTGATCTGAGCACTCGGACGGCTACGGCGGGTACGGACGGTATTACGAACACGAACGACGTTAACGCGATTCGTTCGATGGGTGTGATGCCGGGTGGTTGCTTTGTTAACCATCGCTTTACCGATACGAATGCTTGGTTTGTTAAAACTGACGTTCCGAATGGCACGAAAATGTTTACTCGTGCTCCGCTGGCTACGAAGATGGAACCGGATTTCGATACCGGAAACCTTCGCTTCAAAGCTCGTGAACGGTACAGCTTCGGCTGGTCGGATTGGCGTAACTGGGTTGGTAATCAGGGTTCTTCCTGATAACTGGCAAGTAGTCTAGTCTTAGAGGGGAGCGTTAGCTTTTTGTTGGCGCTCCCCTTTTACTATAAGATAAAAGGAAAAAATTATGTCTACTAATGTTACTGCTATTTATGTGGACTCAACTACAACGGCTACTGATTATCCCACTCGTATTCGTGGCATCGATTGGTCTAATGCTAGTAATGCTTTTACTGAGTTAGTAGTTCGTGATGCTTCTGCAGCCGGTACTGTGCTTTATAAAGCTGGTCTTCCTGCTGGTGGTTCTTCAAATGTTTATCTTGAAGAGGCGGGTATACGAGCAGCTAATAAAGTTCACGTCTCTGTTGCGACGAGTGTTTATGCTACAATAGTAGTAGGTTAAAGCAATGCCTTTAGCAAAAGGTAAATCTAAAAAAACGGTATCCAAAAATATACGTAAACTTAAAAAAGAGGGCCGTCCTCAAAAACAGGCGGTAGCTATTGCTTTGAGTACTGCAGGTAAATCTAAAAAGAAACCAGCTAAGAAAAAGCCAGTAGTTAAAAAAGCTACAGGTGGGGCAACTAAAAAACCAAAGTCTCGTGTAAACGAAGCTGGTAACTATACAAAACCCGAAATGCGAAAGCGCATGTTTAATTCTATTAAAGCAGGTGGAAAGGGCGGAAAGCCGGGACAGTGGAGTGCTCGGAAAGCTCAAATGCTTGCTAAACGTTACAAAGAAGCCGGAGGAGGCTACAAATCATGAAGTGTGAATGTAAACTTTGTCCTTTACACATGCTAATTCGTTTATGCAACAAAGTTGTAGAACGTTGCAAAGCAGTAATTAAAGCTATTGCTGGAAAGTAAAGTGGCTAAGAAAAAGTCACAGCGTAGTCTAACTGCTTGGACAAAACAGAAATGGCGCACCAAGTCTGGTAAACCTTCTACGCAAGGTCCAAAAGCTACAGGTGAAAGATACTTACCAGAAAAAGCGATTAAATCTCTTAGTAGCAAAGAGTACGCTGCTACAACTCGTGCAAAACGTAAAGCTACTAAGCAGGGAAAACAAGTTTCTAAGCAGCCTAAGAAAATTGCAAAGAAGGTAAGAAAATATAGAAAGGTCAAATAATGGCTGTAAAAAAACGTAAGGGCAAAGGCATGAAGGGCATGAGCATTAAGAGTGGCGACAAGCGTCCCACTAAAGCTGGTGCAGGAATGACAAAGAAGGGAGTTGCTAAGTATCGTAGACAGAATCCCGGTTCTAAACTTCAAACAGCCGTAACTGAAAAGAAACCTTCTAAAGCACGAGCAGCAAGACGTAAGTCTTATTGTGCAAGATCAGCAGGACAAATGAAAAAGTTTCCTAAAGCTGCTAAAAATCCTAATAGCCGTTTACGTCAAGCACGTAAGCGTTGGAGATGTTAACATGGCGGTTTCTACTACAACAGACTTTAATCTTGATATAGATGAAATTATTCAAGACGCCTTTGAGCATTTAGGAGGTCCGGCTAATACAGGTCAGGATAGCAGAACTGCTCGTCGCTCTTTAAATCTTTTACTTACCGATTGGTCTAACCGTGGCATTCTTCTTTGGAAGACAGATTTTACAAATCAAACTATGTCTCAAGGAACTGCTAGCTATTCTTTAGCAGAAGATGTAGTAGCAGTTACTGAAGCAATCATTCGAAGAGATAATCAAGACATAGAGATGGATCGTATTTCTATGGAAGAGTATCTCAAGATACCTGATAAAACAACGACAGGTCGTCCTATACAGTTTGCTACTCATCGTCAACGAGATAATGTTGATATTTATGTGTGGCCCACTCCTGAGAACAGTACAGATATTGTTCGTATGTGGACGGTTAATCGTACAAACGACTTTAATAATTCTTCAGATAATGCGGACGTTCCTTATCGTTTTCTTCCTTGCTTGGTAAGTGGCCTTGCTTATTACCTTTCTTTGAAGCGTCCCGGTATCAGTGCTCAACGCAGCCAGATACTTAAAAATCATTATGAAGAACAACTTTTACAAGCAATGGAAGAAGATAGAGAGCGTGTTTCTTTTAGAGCCGTTCCACGGTTAAGGAGATATTAAATGCCGAAAGCTTGGTTCATTTGCGACCGTAGTGGTTTTCGTTTTCCTTACGAACAGCGTATAATTGAATCTACTGGTTTTGTTGTTGGGCCTACTGAGTCTGACGGAGCATATGATTTAAAAAGTCATCCTCAAAACAAATCTCCAGTTATTAGAAAAGAAATGGTTTTAAAGGATGCACGTCCTGATACTGTTATGGCTACAACGAGCACAACCTCAGATGCTACTTGGACGCCTGACGATACTGTAATTTTGAATCCCTAACGGAGTTAATAAAAATGGCTATTACGTCTGGTATTAATATTGTTTTTAAAAAAGATGTGATGCTGGAACAGCACAATCTTCCTTCAGATACTCTTCGCATTGCTCTTGTGTCTGCAAGTGGAAGTGCTTCAAACGGTGGTCCCGACACGATTGCCAGCATCAGTGGTGAAATTTCTGGAACGAGTGATGGCAGTGGAGACAGTGGTTATATTACTGGTGGTCTTACTGTTACCGATGTTACTGTTACGAATGTAAGTTCGTCTGGCGTTGTCGATTTTTCTGATGTTAGCTTTACGAGTGTTACCTTTACTGCTCGTGGCGCTATTCTTTACAATGCAACAAACAGTAATAAAGTTATTGCCGTCTATGATTTTGGCGGAGACAAAGCAGTTACTAACGGTACATTCCAGCTAACTATTCCTTCTGCTACGAGTGCAGCGGCTATTGTTCGCCTTAACTAATTAGTAAGGATTAATTGTTATGGCTCTTGTTTTAAAAGATAGAGTAAAAGAAACTACGACTACCACTGGAACCGGAACTCTAACTTTAGCGGGAGCCGTTGCAGGTTTTCAGTCTTTTTCTGCTGTCGGAGATGGAAATACTACTTTCTATTCAGTAGTGCATCAAGATGCTGCTGTAGGTGAATGGGAAGTAGGTATTGGAACATATACAGCAAGCGGAACAACTCTTGCTCGTACTACTGTTTTACAATCATCAAACGGCGGTGCAGCAGTTAATTTTTCTGCTGGTTCTAAAGATGTATTTGTTACTTATCCTTCTGATAAAGCTGTTGCAGTTAGTGGTTCTCCTAACTTTGCAACAGTTTCAGCGACTAGTTTAAATGCAGGTACGTTAACTGTTGGTGGTGAAAACGTAGCTACTTCTTCAACGGTGGCTACGCTTTCCGCAACAATGGCAACTAGCATTTCTAATCATCTTCCTTTGGCTGGTGGAACACTTACAGGAACAGTCAGTGGTACTGATATTTATGTAAGTGCTGCTGCTATTGGAGTAGACAGCCTTTTAGGAAAAGAACTTCATATAGGTAAAGCTGCCGTAGCAGATGTTGTTAGTCTTACAGATGGAACAAGTATTGCAGTAAGTTTTAATGATGGACAAAACTTTGCTGTACAGCTTGCAGGTAATAGGACATTAGAAAGCCCTACTAATTGTGTCGCTGGACAAGTAGGCAGTATTTTTATTATTCAAGATGGTACAGGCGGTAGAACATTGTCTTATGGAGCTAACTGGAAATTTGCTGCAGGAACTGCTCCTACGTTAAGCACAGCGGCTTCTGCCGTTGATAGAGTTGATTATATTGTTTATACTTCAACTGCTGTTCAAGCTATAGCAACATTGGATGTAAAGTAAAAATGGTATTTAATAATAATCTTCTTTTAGGTGCAGCAGGTCAGGGTGGCGGTTACGATATTAACCAGTCGATCCGGTTTAATGAAGATGACTCGGCTTATCTAACTCGGACGCCAATCAGCGCAGGTGATAAAAGGACGTGGACTTTTTCCGTCTGGACAAAGCGTGGCAACCTTGGAGCAGACAGGCGTATTTTTACCGCTGCTAGTAACGGCACAGAATTTTTCTTTGACGCAAACGATAAGCTAAATTTTTATCACTACAGCGGCGGCTTTGTTTGGCAATACATTTCTAATGCACTTTTCCGAGACCCTGCGGCTTGGTATCATTTTGTTCTTCGTGTCGATACGACTGATGCAACTGCCGAAAATAGAATAAGAGTTTACGCTAACGGCGAACAAATAACCGATTGGGGAACTTCAACGGCCCCGTCTCAAAACGCTGAAGGCTTCGTAAATGGAACTTCGGCACATTATATTGGACGATATAGCGGCAGCGATAATAATCACTGGGACGGCTACCTAGCAGAAATCCATCATGTCGATGGGTCATCCCTTGCGCCAACCAGCTTCGGCGAAGTCAACGCTGATACCGGAGAGTGGGTACCGATTGACTACACAGGCTCTTATGGAACCAACGGCTTTTATATAGATGGTGCTGACTCTTCTTTCTTGGGTAAAGATGAAAAAGCTACTTCGGCAGCGGTAACAAACAAAGCAAGTACGTCTTCTGAATGGGGTGGAGAAACTGGGGCATATACCTTTGCTACAAATGAAATAGATCGTAGTTCTACAGTCAACGCAATTATATCTACTGATCTGCTTTCGGGCGACTTCAGCTTTGATTTTACGATGACTACCAGCGGCGGTGCTTTGCGTGTCGGCGTAATTGACGACCAAGACTCTAATACCTTCAATGGTACTGGCGACGATGGCGGCATGGATAGCATGACGAACAGTTGGTATCTAGATAAAGGTAACAACCAGTTTCGTTATGGCGGTGTTTCACAAGGTAGTGCGTCTGGCGTTGTCAATGGTGCTGCCGTCACGATTGAGCGTACAGGCTCAACGATTAAAATTACAGATGACGGCTCTGACGCACATACATTTTCTCAAACCTTCAGCGGCCCTGTGCGGGTTGTCATTTCCGGTGGTGGCGCAGCGTTTAACCTAGATGACGTGCAATACACTGCTGACGGTGCATCTGGAAACGATAACTCATATTTCAGCAGCGGCTTGACTGCGGCTGATCAGGTTACGGATAGCCCGACTGATAACTTTCCCACTCTTAATAGTAATTTTGATTATTATACATCAGGCAACAATAGTTATTTTCGACCAAATTTTGCTGTTTCTCTTTTATCAGAAGGCAATCTTAAAATAGATTTTAACTCTCCAAATACGCCGCTTGTGTATTCTACTGCTACTTTTCCATCAAGCGGAAAATTTTATTTTGAAGTTACCGCAGATATAGCAACCGGCGGTGGTATGGGAATTGGTGGCTCAAATACTATTGAAGATGGAATAGGTTCTAGTGCCGTAACAGGTATGTCTAATTGTATTATTTATTACTTTAACGGTACTTTATATAACCAAAGTTCAACACAATCTTCTTATGGAAATGCCTCATCTATTGCAAATGGTGAATTTGTTGGAGTAGCCGTTGATATTGATAATGATGCTATTTGGTTTTGTGATAATGGTACTTGGGTTGATGGTGATGGTACAGACAGTTCAGAAACGGTTTTAGCAGAAATTGAAGCTGGAACAACAACTAGCGCCGCTGCAACAAATTTTTTAGCTGATCAAAATTCTTGGCATCCTATGGTAGCAGCAGTTGGAGATTATCCAACTTATACTACTAACTTTGGGCAGTCATCCTTTACTGGAGCAGCGCCAGCAGGGTTTACAAATTTAAGCACCGCTAACCTAGACGACCCAACCATTGCTCTACCTGAGAAGTACTTCAACACCGTACTGTATGAAGGCAACGGCGGCGGACAGCGTGTTGGTCAGTTCCAGCCTATCACTGAAACTTACAGTGTGCCTAACAGTGTTATCTTTAACGACAACGATTCGGCGTATCTAAATCGGACGCCAGCCAGTGATGGCAATCGTCAGATAATGACTTTTAGTTGGTGGATGAAGCGTGGCAATCTAAACATTACCGATTGTAGACTATTTACAGCCTTCGACTCAAATGACGATCAGATAAATTTTAAGGATACTAGTGATTACAACAGACTTGATGTGTTCTTTGACGGTACGGGAGGTGGACGATTAATTACGTCACGGGCCTTTGACGATTCGTCTACGTGGAATCATTGCGTTGTTGCGATTGATACAACTCAAGCAACATCCGGTGATCGTGTTAAAATTTATATAAACGGTGTTCGTGTTACAGAGTTTGACACAGAAACTCAGCCATCTCTAAATAAAAATCTTAATGGCTTTAACAACAATGGCATACACGCAATAGGTGCTAGAGGATGGGCTGGTGCGGCAGGTTTCTATGACGGCTATTTAGCTGAAATATATTTTATTGATGGGCAGCAACTAGACGCTTCCAGCTTTGGTCAACTAGACGCATCAACAAACCGTTGGATTCCAAAAGATGCTAGTGGACTGACATTTGGTACGAATGGCTATTACCTTGACATGGAAACTGCACCGGGTACTGGAAGTGGTGCTGGTACTGACTCCTCTGGCAATGGTAATAACTTTACTGAGTCAGGTCTTGCTGCGTCAGATCAGGTAA